AACAACTACAAACGGCCCCTCTGGATTCAATGGGTTTGAATCTGTTTTAGTTTATACTCCCGTTGGAACTGATTATATAGTACACCAAGCCCTAGACGGCACAGGCACAGTTTTTGCTTTTAGAAGATCAAATAATGCAGGCGTTAATTGGTCAGTATGGACGTCCGTACCATCATCATCAAGCACGAAAGAGCATAGACATATTTATTTTGGGGCTAGAAATACAACAGATACGGTTATAAGTTTTGCAAATGTTCCTGTAAAAGTAAACGGTACGACTACTCATGGTTTTGGTACTACTGGACTGGTTATGAGTGGGCTTAATAGAATTGTAAACAATAGCGGAGGTACGTTAAGGGTAGAAGTAAACGCTGAATTATCAATAGATAAACAGCAGGGAGGGGGTAAAGATAATTTTGTATTTTATATTAACCAAACGGGCGCAAACCTAATAGGGTCTAAAAGTACAACCGAAGGGTCTAGTAACGAAGATAACACAGCCAGCCCATCTTGGATAGGTGATATGGCTAATGGACAGTGGTTTGAGGTTTGGGTGCAAAATATAGACTCAGCAAATGATTTAAAAGTGTCAGATTTTTCCTTAATAGTTAAAGAGTTATGAAGTTAATATTAAAAGATATTCCTAAAATAGACTCTCTTTTTGTTGGTGGTGAACCAAATGAAATGCACGATAAGAGGAGGATGACTATTGAAGAAGATAATTACACATTACAGGGTAGCGATGAGGACATAACAAGCGTTGAAAATTGGGACAAATACGGGTCTTTTATTTGTACTGATTACCTACAGGTTAGGGATAGAATAATTGATATTTTCGATTGGTCAACAGCTACAGACATAGAAAAGGATTTAGTTATTTCATATTTTGGGTATGATAAGGATTTAGATACTGCAATAAATGATACGAATAAAATTACTTACTTAATGGGTAAAGGTATGACTCAGACTGAATCGGAAATGTTTCTAATTGCTTCATACTCTAAGTTTCATACAAAAGAAAAAGAATCATGCTGGAAAAGATCAAACTCTGAGAAAATCAGCGAGGTAATGCTTATGTTTTTAAGTATTCCAGATTCTCGTGATTTTATAGAAACAACAAAGGGACTTTTAGACTTATATTCTCAAAGAGGTGTTTTTGGAGTAAATTACGGTAGTTCAGGGGCTGGCATTATAGACTACATAAACAGCACAACAGGGACGGTTTATGAGAACGTCGGATTAGAATCTAAAGGATATATTTTAAACTATGGCACTATAACAGACTTTAAAAATTTGTTATTAAACGTGCTTGTTGACGGAAATTACTAATGGCAGAAGAAATAGAAAAAATCAGCTTTACCGAAAGAGTGTTTTTAGAGGTTTTAGTAGGCGAAAAAATAATGGTAGATGGGGCAAAAGAAACTATATATGATGTTCAATTCGAGCCAAAGACTAGACAATTATTAATCGAGTTTACAAGTGGTTTGGCTGTTACGGCTCATAAGGATGATGAATTTGAATTTCTGAGAGATGTAAAAAG